CGGACAGAATGAATCGGAGTGTCACGATTTTGTCTCGCTGACATTTTCCTCTCTACTTTACAACGGACATTTTTCTCAAAAAAACTTGGCACTCTCTTTCAAAAAACTTCTCTTGCCCCTGATTCCCCTCTACTTAGCTAAGTGAATCAGAGGCCGTTTTTGTCCCAGATTTTTTGAAAAAATAAACTGTGATTTTTGAAAACCCTTGATTTTACAGGCTTTTCTGGCTTTTTGCTGTGCTTTGAGCGTATGCAACAGCTTGAAAAATCAACAGAAAATCAACAGAGCATTATAAAATCACTACAAAAGTGGGAAATAACAAGCCCTTGTGCTTTGCTCGCTGTGGTGATTGGAGCGAAAAGAATAGCAGATAATTTCTAACCGTTTTTTATGTCTTTTTTGTCCGCTGTCATTATGTATAGACAATTAGACGCAAAGACAGTAAAGACAACCCTGTCGTGAAAAGACACTTGAGACGCAAAAGACAAATAAGACAGTAAAGACAGATAGACAAATACCACCGGGAAACAGATAAAAGCGTGTAAAAAATCCTTTTTTCGTGTAAACATGAGCTTGTAAACGCAAGATAACGCCCCTGTGAAGCTCTCTGTTGCCCTGTATTGGTGTTTATTCTGTTCATGGTGTCTTTGTGCCTTGTACCGTTTCGGCGGCTCTGTGACCGTATGAGGGCAAAAGAAAACCACCCGGACGAATCCGGGCGGCTCTTGCTTTAATTGCTCTATATTGCTTTATCAGCTATTACACAATACAGCGTTTCGGCTATGTCCTTTGCCATCTTTGCAACCTCAAGCACCTCCGGGAGTGCTTCGTTATTGTCCGGGTCAAATCCAGTGATAACGGTTAAAAGGCTCTTGAGCTTCAAGGCTTCGATTTCGTAATCTCTAACAGTATTTTCTTTCATGGTGCTATCCTCCTATTATGCTTGTTTTCTGTTGCTGTACAGGGCTTCGGCTAATGTTGCCGCCGTTCTTCTTTGGGCTTCCTCGTTTGCGTGGCTGTAAATGTTGAGCGTCACAGAGGGGTTACAATGCCCCAACCTTTTAGAAACGCTTACAATGTCCGCACCGTTGGCAATGCTGATTGTTGCCATTGTGTGGCGTAATGCGTGGGGCTTCAAACCTTTAATCTTGTAACGCTTTCCAAAATCTCTAATGTAGCCTGTAATGGTGTTCGGGTTCATCAATTCGCCCTCGTTTTGAGTGAAGCAAAAACCATCGGTTGACTTGCCCTGTCCGAAAAACAACAATGTTTGTTGCCGTCTCCATTCTTTCAGCACTTGCAAAACAGGCTCATTTATAATGATTGTTCGGCTCTGATTGCTTTTCGGTGTACCAATATAAACACCCTTTTCCGGGGTATATTGAGCATTTCGGCAAATGTTGACTTTTCCTGTCTTAAAATCGACCTCCGACCATTTCAACCCGGCAACCTCTCCACGGCGGCAACCGCTGTCAATCATAAAGAGCATTAGAGCTTTCCACTTTAGCGGCTCATTGTTTAAGCACTGTATGATATAATCAACTTCGCTTTCGCTGTAACAAACAGGCTCTTTTTTGATTTCGTCTTTGCGTGGCTTTGGCTTCTTTACTCTTGCCATCGGGTTAGCTGGTATAATTTCATCATCAACGGCACTTTCAAAAAGCGTGTGCAAAATGGTGTAATATCCTCCGACTGTACCATGTGCAAGCGGCTTTTCGTTCTTTCGGCTTCGCTGTTGTCCTTGTAAATCGGTTATAAACCGCTTAATCATAATGTGGTCTATGTCCTCCATCTTCATTTCTCCGAAAACTTCGGCAGAACGCTTCAAGCCTTTTCTATAATTCTGAATTGTTGTCGGGGACAGCGTTACAGCTTTGTCCTTTAGAAATATCTCCACATATTGGTTAAATGTGGGCTTGCTTTCGGCTTCTGCCTTTTCTCGCTGTTCCTGTTTGGTTTGCTGTTCTGCAAGGGCTTTTTGCTCCTCTTTGGTGAGGATTTCCCCACGCTTGCAAGCGGCTTCAAATTCACCCATGAAACGCACTAAATCACGCTCAATAGCTCGCTTGCTCCACCCATCGGGCGGCGTGTATGTGGTAGTAAATGGGGTTAATTGCTTGCCTGTGAGCTTGTCACGCCCTCGTGTGACCTTTATTTGATAGCTGACAATCTCCCCGGCTTTGTTCTTTCTCGCTGTGTATGATGCCATTTATATAGCCTCCTCTCTTGAAAAAGTGGAGCGGATAGAGTAAAATAACACTGTACCCGCTCCGGGTATATAGCTCTTTTCTATCATGCTGTGGCGGCGGTTAGATAAGGGCTATTTTTATCTTGTATTCTTCAATAATTCCGCTAATACTACAAAGGGAAACAGAATTAAACAAATCCAAAACATAATTTTTTTACCTCCTTATGCAAATGTGAAGCGGCGTGTTTCTGTGGTTTTGGTGTAGGCTGTAACCACTTCCGGCATTGCCTTTTTTAATGCGCTTGTATCAATTCGGGAGCTGGTAACGGTTTTGTATGTGGCTTTGTGTTCCGCTCCTGTCAGCGTGTCAAGCTGATTTTCTGTCATGTACTGTTTGAGTGTGTCGGTTAAGCTCTCAACCATTGCGGCGGCTTCTTCCTGTAATCTCTTGTATTGGGCTAATTCTGCCATGATTTCGTTAATATTCATCGTGCTACCTCCTTAATTATAGAAATGTCTCAAATATAAATCTTGTGTCGTGCCGTTCTCGCAGATAGTAGGGCAATAACCAAAATACACCAATCGGGCGTTATATTCTGATTTGAAGATATTGTTTAATCTGTCAAACCATCTATCACGCTTTGCGGCTTTTTCCAATGTGTATGGCTTATCGTGCGTTCTTTCGTCATTCTCCAAATATAAGAGCTGTTCATCTAATCCGCACAACCTGTAAAAACTGTTCATTGTTCGCCCTGCGTCTTGTATGTCCTGTTCTGTTGGTGTTGGGTTCTTGCGTTCCGCAAGCTGATAAACGGCTTTTTCATAATTAAAACCTCCTTGAATTTTGCTTTTGTGTATTAACATTTCGTTTATGATTATATGATACACGAAAGAGGTTAATTTGTCAATACCTTTAGATAACTTTTTTGATTATTTTATTCTCGCTTTTCTTGACATAGATAATCAAATCTGTTATACTTTACCGTAGGTAAAGTACAGCGAACGGAGGTAAAATAATTATGGCAGTATCTACCAAAGTAAAGGCGTTGTTGAATCTAAGCGGAAAAGACCATACAGGGCTTGCCGCTTATTTAGGTATCAGTAAACAAGCCTTGAGCAACAAATTTTATAGGGATAGCTTTTCGGCGGCTGACCTCGTGAAAGTCGCTGAATACACAGAAAGTTGCTTGTCTTTTGTATTCCCGGACGGTAACAAAGTCGTTATTGATTCTAACGATTTGAAAGTCGCTCGGACAAACGAGCAATAGTCGGGGGGGGGGTGCTGTAAATGGACGATATTTTTGTATGCCTTTTGTTATTGGCTATTGCCGTTTGTATCGTTTCTGTAATAGGCTTCATAGTAAAATGGGTAATGAAAAAGCCTAAAAAGAAATGGGGCATAGTAGCTGTAATTGCCTTTGTCTCATTTTGGGGCATTGGCGTGGTGTGGGGGATTGTTTTTCCCTCTGATTCAGTAAAAAACGATGATAACCAGTCAGAAACCAGCCAAATAGAAACCAAACCGTCAGAAAAGCCGGACACCAACGAAATAGTTGGTGAAACGATTGACGAGCTAATGCCCGAAATTACAGCAGAGACTAACCTGTTTGTCGAAAAGCTCATATCGTTTGGGTTCACAGAGGGGGAAGCAACAGAAAACGCTAAAATCCTCATGCAATGTGGTGTTCCTACTATCAGCGTTTGCGAACCCACAGACCCTAATGCAACCATTGACGGTTTAGTGTCGTATCGTGGCAAGCTCGATGATGATAGGACGATATGGTTTACAGTCGAAAACCGCAAAATCTTTTATGTATCACTCAATGGAGAGGATTTATACGATAAAGATAAAGGCGGTTATCTGAAAAACTTTGATGAAATCCATATCCCCGAAACAACCATATCTGTAACGGTGTCCGATGAATTGAGAAACAAAACCGAATCCGTTTTAGACGGATATTTTGCAAGTAGTCGTTATTATGACGCTTGGGGCTTTGCTCGTGAGGACAACCAATATATGGTACAATGTCAAGCTACGGACGGTAGTATGCTCACATCTAACTGGTTAAATTGCCGTGTGTGGTATGAGCAACAGGACAACGGAGCTTTTGTTGTAACAGGCGTTCAAATCAACGGTAAACAATACAAGCTCAAATAAAGGCAAAAGAAAACGCTCTCGCCCATATTCGGGTAAGGGCGTTTTCTTTGTTACCTGTAAATGTTAATTGCTTATGGTTACTTTTCTCACAGCAATCGAGATACTGTTCAAGCCCTTTGCGACCCTCTGAACGATATAATCATGTGGGGTGTCGGTAGTACCGTCCTCGTTAAGCTGTGGGAGCTTGTCAATCCACAACACCGAATATTCGTCAATCGGGGGAGCGTCATTGTCCATGACAATAATCTTGTCATAAGACACGCTATCGCCAAACTGTCGGGTTAGCGTCTCGCCCATCGCCGGGGAAATGTTGGCATGAAACTCTGTCGGATTGCTGTATTTTATTTCGTATTCGCCTGTGGTATTTCCCCATTCGTCTGTTATGGGTTTTCTACCCTCATACAGAGCATAGAAAAATCTTATCTTATTTCGATTCATGCAACGCATAATCGACCCTCCCTGTGCTTATTCGCTGTCCTGTGCGGCTTCGACAATCTCAACATATTCGGCATATTGAGACAGCTTCAAAAGTGCCACATCTTCCGGGTGCTTCTCCATGACCGCCTTTGTGTGCTGTGCAAGCTGTGTCTTATTGGCATTTTCGGGTACATCGTGGAAATACCAATCAACCCTTGTTTTCTCAAGAGGGGTAAGAGCGGTTTTCTTTGCCTTGAAATCCTGTAACTGTGGTACAGTATCAAGAACCGCCACAATGTCAGCATATACAGGTGAATAAATCTTGCCTTTTTCTGCTTCATTGACGGTGAAAAAATCGTTATAATGCGTGGTCATGCTCTTGGGCTTGAACATTTCATCACACGCCCCTAAAAGGTATTCGGCGGCTCTGTCAATGGTTTGGTGCATAGTGGAAGCGTCCATTTGCACCGGGGCAATAAGGGTAATACCGTTCTGTCGGCTAATTGCCTGTAAAGCTCGCATAGCGTGATAATTTTCGTAGAACAGCGGCATAATGTCGTATAACTCCAAATCGTCCAAATCATCACGCATTTTGAGCGTTTCCAACAGATTTTTCATGCTCTCGGTAGGAGCTGTGCGAAGCATGGTAGTAACCTTATTGTGGCGGCTCTCCGTAAAATCAGTAATCATTTTTCGGAAAGTGGCGGTTGCAACGGCAGTCAGCTTTCCAAATTCATCGTCAAATCGGCTCTTTTCTCGTGCAACCACAGCCGGGTTATAGAGATTGCCCAATCTGTCAAATTCGTTGTAGCTGTCCTTGTGTTCGTTCTGAATGAAAAAGCGATAATTGTTCATGCTCTCCCAAATCCCGGCGTAAGTGTCCACCTTATTGGGCTTGATTGAACCATTTTCCCATTCTGCACGAGACTTTTGAATACTGGTTTGGATTCTTTCAAAATCCTTGATATTGTTTGTGTTCATAGCCATTTTTCATTTCCTCCTTTATTCTGACAGGGCGTTATCGCCTGTACTGTCTTCGCCAATCAGCCCACATTTAAGGGCAAAATCCTTTTCAAGCTCTGCCAAACGAACACGCTTGAGAAACATATTATCTTTGCATTGATAGCAATACAAGCCCTCTGCGGTGCTGAAAAATTGCTTATCAAACACAAATCGGATAAATTCTTTATCTTTATCAGATAAATTTGCAATCCAATCTTTGGTAATGTCGAACCAACGCTGGGAGCTTGCTTTTGATACAACTTCATACCTAACCGCCATTCGCAAATAGTGTTCTACCAGCTCGGTATAAAACCATCGTGTTTTAATCTGTCCCATTTTCGTCCTCCTCTGCTACATCGAGCATATAACGCTTGCGAATTTCCTCGGCGTTAAACTCGTTTTCGCCCAACGGATTATGAACAACAGGGGCAATTTCCACCCTGTCGGCATGGTCAAAGTGATTTTTCAGCGTGAAAATCGTCTGTACAGCATTTGCGTGATTATACAAAGCTGCGTCTGTCAGCACATCAGCCATTAAATCCTTTACCATTGCAATAAAATCTGTTGTAGGGTGTCCGGGGTGTGCAAGTAACCATTGATTTAGGTTCTGTCGAGAACAGCCCATAGCCCCACTCAAGCCCATTACAGAGGGGAAACAGGAAGCAAGCCCACAGGCTTCAAGATACATAAAAGCTCGCTCTTTCACTTGCTCTGTGTCTGTCAGATTGACCTTCGGGGCATTGATAGCTTCTTTCAATGCGGTTGCCTTATTTCTGATAGATAGGCTTATTTCCTCGTTTTTGTGTTCATCTGCCAGTGCTTTATAAACTTTTGACTTTGAACCGTTTTTGTGTTTATCCTCTGTCAATGCGTCTGCCATTGACTTTACAGTAAGTGAATTTTCCATTATTCCTCGTCCTTTCCTAAAAGTGCGTCAAGGTCAATCGGGCTTTGC